CAAGTTCCCCACACCAGACGGCGAGGTGCCAACGGGGGATAGTTTCCGCGCGGCAGCCACGCAAGCCGCTGGCGTCGGATTGGCGGATCTCGCCTCGGATGGCCTGCGAAACATTTGGTGGTTCCTGAACGCTCCGCAGGCCCTGACTCAGCTGGCGATGCTGCAGGGTACTCAGAATGCCGCTCAGGAATTCCAGGCGCCGGGCCGGCAGGCCCCACTGATCAAGAACCGCACGGTTCGCATGGCGACGACCCTGCCCGCGCTGATCGGTGTATCGATGGCAATCGGCAATACATACAGGCAACCGGGCTACAAGGCGGCCGTGCCGAGTGAGGCTGATCCGACGCAAACCGCGGATCCACTGGCCGAGCTGGGCTCGAGGTACTTCCTGGGGAGGACCGGTGCACTGCTGCCTTATGACGAGTTTGTCAAAGAGCGTCCTGATGTGTCCAAGGGTGAGTACGACGCGTACAAGTCGTATCTCTTTGGCAACGCGATGCCGCTCAAGGCAACCGCTGAAGGCATCCACGGTCCCGAGGTGACTTTCTTGGGTAAGAGCATCCCGATTGCGACCGGAGTATTGCCCGCCGTTGCAGCCGTAATCGGCGGGCGCATCGGGGCGCGTAAGGCTGGAGCCCGATTAGCCGACAGGGGCGCACTCAATAAGGCAGCTAATCTCAGGGACGAATGGGTAGAACTGAAGCGAGAAGCGAGAAACCCGGACTCGGATATTCGAGAAGCGGACATTGCAGAGGTATATAACCGCTACGAAGACCAGCAGATGAAGAATGAGCGCGAGGTTGCTCTGCAGACAATCCTGTACAGCAGCCTCGGCATGGGTGGCACTGCTATCGCGGGGCAGACTTTAGAATCAATCCGTCGAGCCCTCAAAGGAAAAGCACCTGTTGAGGATTCTGGTGAGGAGCAATCCTCACTTCCTGCCCTGAGCTGACGATGGCATACGGATCTTTTGCAGGCCTGGATGGTTACGTTGGTGGATTTCAGCCATCCAAGGAAGGCACTGACGCCCTGGGCGGGATGGCTGCCAAGAAGTACGAGACAGGTGCAGCGCTGGCGGGGAACGCATTGGCATCGCAGGCTCAGCTCCGCGCCCAGAAATATCTCGCTGATGCGCAGATCGAAGCGGCCCGAATCCAGGCGGATGCTGCAAACGATCCGCTCAAGCTTGGGCTGGGTCTACTCGGGCAAGTCGGCGGTGCATTTGCCGGTGGTTTCGGCGGCGGCATCGGCAAAGCAGCAGGGGCTAAGTGGTTCGCGTAGACGGAAACAAGAACGCGAAATTCTGAAGTCCTAGAATCACCTGTATCCAGGTGACGCTTGTCTAATCGTGAATCTGCAGGAGTTAATGCAGGGCGGCGTCCTACTGCCTCCTCCAGTGCGGCAGCCTTGGAGTTTCGGAGAAGACGAGGGGAGTGACGCTTCGGCTTCTGCAGCTGGTCGCGCGATACGCAACGCCCAAATGCAGGCTCAGCGTCGCGGAAGAGCATACGAAGAGCTCCTGGTTGGCGCTCGTGAAGAGGCAATCGCCAGGCGCCTCGCGACAGAAGCGCTTGAGGCTCCCGCTGCAGTCATTGGAGGTAGTCCATTCCTAGGCACGGCTTCTACTGGCAGGCTGGGAATTCGCCAAGAAGCAACGCCTGCGACTCCGGTGATCGGGCGTGCTCAGAGGTATCTCGACACTGAGCGCATCGCTGACTCGCTCGAGGCGCCAATGGCGACTATGGGGATATCCCCACTGGCAGGCACGGCGGGTACCGGCCGACTGGGCATTCGGTATCAAGCGACGCCGGCAACTCCAATTGTGGAGCGGGCTCAGCGTTTCCTGGATGCAGAGCGTCTGGCGCCGAGCCTTGAGGCTGCACCCGCAACTCTTCAGGCATCTCCGCTTTTGACAACGGCCGCAACCGGTCGAGCACCTACAACCACCCGCGCTGCGACCATGAACAAGACTGAAGGCCCCTCCCTCGCAGACGTGGCCCCTCTGGTCGCCACGGAGGTCGTGTCAGACGGCCTGCCCTTCGGTCAGCGCGCTCGCATGGCGGCCGAGCGTCCGCTGCAAACCCTGGGGCTAGCTAAAGACGGCAAGTTGCGAATGGGTCGCGTCGCTGGTCTTGGCTCAATCCTGACCTTGCTTTCGGCCGCGAGCGAACTGAACGATCCGACCGAGTCTGCTGGGCGCAACCTCGCTCAAGCCGGAGGCAGTGCAGTTGGCGGACTGAGTGGAGGCGCAGGGGGAGCATTCCTGGGTGGACTCCTTACTGCCGGCAACCCCCTTGGGATCCTGGTGGGCTCCGCGATTGGCAACGCACTGGGCGGCGGGGCCGGTAAAGGTCTGGCAACTTTTGCAGCTGATCTAGCGGAAGGGTCGCCTGAAGATCGGGCCATTCGCAACGCCCAGAAACAGGCTCGAGCCGCCGCAGAAGCTGAGGCCGAGCGAGCGCGGATTTTGATGCCGATTCAGGATCAAGCCGCGCAGGTTGCACTGCGCAACGAGGAAGCCCGCCAGAAGATGTTGTCTGGGATCGCAGCCGAGCAGCTCCTGCAGCGCGCTATGGCCGAGGGACTGCTCGCTCAACAGCAGTCAGGTGCCCAACAGCAGCTGGCGATGACGAACGCAATCCTTGGAGGTGTCATCTGATGGCCGTCGCTGAGTCCTACCTGGCAAGCTTCCGGCCGGTCATGCCGGTGCCGGGGTTTGAGACGGTACTGAGCAATATCGGCACCCAGGCACTTGGGAAGATTCCTGGAGAGAAGGCGGCGCTTCAGGCTCAGCTCGCATCCACCGCCTTACAGGAAGTAGGGGCAATCGAACGTCTGCAGCGGAATTTGGATGCGGTTAGCGCTGAAAACGAACTAACCAGATCCTTCAACCGCAAAGGCGGTGCGCTGCGTATGGCGGGCGAATTGCTCGCTCTCGCGATGCCTGGCACGACGCAGGCAGGGGTGCAGGTCTCGGACCCGCTGGCTCTGATCAACTCCCTCGGCAACTTCTCGCAGGGAGAGCGGCAACGTCGTGGAAATAATTCCCTGCGGAGTAACGTCTTTGCTTCGAAGTTGCTCGAGGGACTGACCTAAGGCGAACCCTAGAATCAAGCCAAGAGAAAGCCTCTATCTGCATGGCGCCCGCAAATAAGAATCTGTTGGACGAGGCGTTTACTAGCCGGTACAACAGCGCCGCATCCGCGCTTACAGGTAAGCCCACCCCTGGTAGCAACGAGGCAATCCAGGCTGAGATCACCAAGGCCACCCTCCAGCGGGAGCTGAACGATCTCAAGAAAAACCCGAATGATCCGCAGGCTCAGCAAAAGCTGATGAGCCGAGCCAAGCAACTGCAGGATTTGCAATTACGCGGTGCAGCTGCTCAGCAGGCGCTGAACATGCAGGGCCTGGGTGCCCCGACACTACTGGATGCACGCACGCGGCTCACGGACGAATCAATACGCCAAGGGCAGGCAGCGACGCAGAACGAAATCAATCTGTTCGATACGAAGAGCCAGCGTCAGCGAGACATCCTTGCTGATATCACGGGTCAAGAACTGAAGCTGGCAGACCACGACGCGGCGACGGTCGACAAAGTGCTGTCTTACTATTCGGCGGCGCAAGACAAAAACCTGGCGGCGCAGGCAGAAGCTCGTCGCCCCAATTTCGGCAATATCGCTGGATTGCTTGGCAGCCTTGGATTGGCTGCAGCCTCACTCTTCGGTTGATTGGTAGCGAATCATGGCATCCTTCGCAAGTAAAGTAAGAGGTAACGCGGCCTACCAGTCGGCGGCAAAGTCCTTGGATATGAAGCCCAAGGACGTAAAGACTAAAGAGGCGTACCAACGAGTCAAGGCTTACGCCCGGGACAACAAGCCAAGCCAGGCCACAACGCAGCCCACCCAGCAGCCTGCGCCTAATGCGACTCCCTCTGGCGGTGCCGCTTACACCCCGGCGACTCCTGGTGGCAATTTCGTTGGCGCAGGTATCAGCACGATCACTGATATCCTCAATAAGTATCCCGGCAACGAGACGCTGGCAGGCCTGGGGGTTGGCTCGATTTTCGATATCGGCAAAACCCAAGCAAACACTGGCCTGGCAATTGCCTACAACGATGCGTACCTTGGATCGCTTGGCAAGTTCCAAAGCGGCCAGGAAAACCTCAAGACCGCCAACACCATGAAGCTCATGGGTGTCGAAGGTGCCATCGCCCGCGACATGCTGACAAAGCAGGGCGAGGAGTCCAGAGCAGGCATCCGCGAAACAGGAGCCCAAGAGCGGTTGGGGTTCATCACGCAAGGTGAACAGCAACGCCTGGGCTTTCAGGAGCAGGGGCGCCAAGAGCGAGAAACGCTTTCTCAGAAGGGGCTCGAAGAAAGAAAGATGCGCGCAGATGCACGAGGCGCGATACGTTCACAGGGAGCGCGTTTCTACGGCTAATGGCAAATCTCGGCGATGGTCCAGTTGCGACGTTCCTGGCGGCGCTTGATGACGATCGCCGAGAAGGTTTCCTCAATTACGCCGAGAACACTTACTCCGTCTACGAGATCTGGCTCTACGCCAGCGTGCTGGGATACGAAGACAGCTTCACGGCACTAGAGCGCTGGATTAACAAGCACTACCGCAAGCTCAATAAGCGGGAACTCCTCCTGGCTGAAGCTTGCAAGCTCGAGGCCGACGTCGACTTCCTTCGGCAGCAGGTCCAAGCCGATCTCGTTAAGCCGGATGCTGCGGCCAGCCGAATCGCACATTTGTCCAAGGAATTGCGCGGGCATCTGACGGAGATCGACAAGATGACCCGCACCACCGACCGCAAGGGCCTGATCATGGCCGGGGCAGATGCGGTGATGCGTCAGCTACGGGCCATCTTCAAAGACAACGACGAAGTGGTGACGGCGCTGGACTCAGCGTTTGAGTCTGTATGGGCGCAACTGGAAAACGAGAAGTAGACAGAAATCGCCGAAAGCGCGCGGCGCGGTCTACATGAATAGTGAAAAACAAGTAGATTATGAGGCATGGCAGGCGCATCGATTGCCCTAGCGCGCAAGAGAAGTGCGCTGAAGGCGGCTCAGAGTATTAAGAAGCAGCCCGAGGTGGTCCTCGAAGAGCCGGTGATCCCGCCTCATGTCCTCAAGGCGAGGGACAACTTCGGCTACTTCTGCGAACTGATGGGTAAGCCACCAGCTCGCCATATGAAGGAATGGCACCGAGCATTCCTCACCAACCAGAGCAACGAACACCTGCTGGACATTGCAGGGCCAAACACCTGTCTGCTCAGCCCGAGGGGTAGCGCGAAGAGCACGGTGCTGGGGCTGCTGCTGGGGTGGCTGATTGGCAGGCACGCGTTGGCGAAGAAGCTGCTGCGGATCCTGTATGTCTCCTACAACGTCGACGTTGCGCGCAACAAAAGCGCTGCGATCAAAAACCTGATCCTGTCGAGGGAGTACCAAGAGATCTTCCCGTGTGTCCGCCTATCCAAGACCAGGACATCGGACGAGCTATGGAGCATTGACTGGGACTATGCCGAGGTCGACGTTCGCGGCGAGGATGCGTTCACCATCGCCTGCGCTGGCCTCAAGGGCACGATCACATCCAAGCGGAGCTCGTTGATCGTGGTTGATGACGCCATCAAAAGCGCGGCTTCGATTGCCAACCCCGACATCCGCCGGGAAATGGAGACGAACTGGACGAACGTGATTGTGCCGACCATGTTCCAAGGTGCGCGTGCCATCGCCTTGGGAACACGGTTCCACTTTGATGATCTGTTCGCAACGATCTTCACCGAGAAGAAGGGCTGGAAGACCGTTGTGCAGTCGGCCCTGCGCTACGACGAAGACGGTAGGCCCAAGTCTTACTGGCCTGAGATGTGGTCAACGAGGTACCTGCTCAAGCTGCAGCACGACGACCGCATCGCATTCTCGTACCAGTACCTCAACCAGCCAGTGCGCTCGACAGAGCTCGGCGTGAGTCCGGAGCTGTTCGTCAGGGGCGAAGTGCCCGACACCTACGACATGGTCGGCGTCGGCATCGACCTGTCGGCTGGCATGAGTGAACGCAACGACTGGACCGTCTTCACCCTGGCTGGGCGTGTCGATGACAAGTGCTACATCATCGACTACAGGCGCATGCGCTCGATGGGCAATATCGAGAAGGTCGAGGCGCTGTGCGAGCTGTTGATGGAATGGAACCTGCTCGCGGTCAACGATGACGGTCAGTACTTCCCAACAAACTCACCTGTGACGATCTGGCCTGAGGTCGTGGCATACCAGAAGAGTTTTGAGGGAGACCTTAAGCGGATTTTGTTCAATGAATGGCAGCTGTACAACCTGCATATTTCCCCGGTGAAGGGTTTCCGTGGGGACAAGCTGGCCAGGTTGCGGGGGATCCTTGGCCTCTTCCAGGCCAAGAAGATCATTTTCAATAAGTACCGCGATTTCAGCTACATGATTGACGAGATCACAAACTTCGGTCACAGCCCTCATGACGACTGCGCCGACAGCCTGAACATCGTTGTCCAGGGGCTGATGAAGCGCGGGGCTGCGCAAATCGAATGGACTTAAACTAGATCCATGAGCCAACCCAAAACCGAGCGTTTTCGCCGCATCCTCGAGGCCGCGCGCAAGCGTGATGGTACGGCTGGTGTTGACACGATGGTGGTCAACTCGCATCTCGCGCAGATGCGGTTGTTCATGCTGCGCCAGGGCCTGGAGTTCTTCCCTGCGCAGGACACCTTTGGTTTCCGCAAGAGCTTCCTGGCGGATCTGATCCAGGAGAACGAGATCGACGCCCGCCTTGAGGGTATCGTCGACGACTTCCTGCTGGACGGTAAGGGGCTGTGGTACTTCCGCCCCGTGCAGGACACCTACCGCTTGATGTGGTTCAGCAAGGAGAACTACCGCGCCTATTACGACGCCGCAGGCCAGCTGGA